ACTCCCAGATTGAATCCAGGCGTGTGTCAAGTTTGTTGTACTTGGCTACACGATCGATGAAGTCTTTGCGTTGGTTGCCAAAGTTGTCTTGGGATGGGAAGAATTCAACCCCTTGGCGGATACCAAAGAGTTTCATCTGTGCGATATGAGACGCAACAACGCCAGTGTCTACAACAACGTCACTATCTTTGTCGAGATAGGCATTGATGATTTCCTGAAGCCTGGCTTTAGCGTCTGCCATTATCTATTCTTGTGTTAGTTAAAGCTTAGCAGTTCAAGAAACAGTTTTGCCACCAATGCCAATCAATGGTGTGTTTTGCGCAAAATATTGGCCGGGATTTGCGTACTCTTGGTAGGGGCGAGGGAATGCTTTATTACGGTATTCCTCCATCCGAATATTCTGTTGATACTGATCCTCTTGTGGATCAGGGATTACGGGCATATTTGAATAATCGTATTCCCCTGGTCCCATGTTAATTGTGTCACCAACCATGGGATAAGCCTGGGTCATCAGCCCACCAACATTCCCGACACCTGCGGAAGGCATCTCCCGATCTAGTCGATTTTTATTCTGATAGTCTCTAATGTATTGACGCCAATCGCCTGGATTGGGGAACATTTCTTTAAATTTTTGCTCTTCGTTTACATCTGGTTTACCTGGACCAATTGGGAAACTGAGCCCACCTGCCACACGAGCCCCACCATTGCCAGGCATCCCCGGCATCCCATATCCACCATCCATCCTAAGGGTCATCTGCTTATTGTCTCGATCTTTTTATTTTACTCTTCTATAACCTCGTAGCCAGCAGCGTCATTCACTTTGCTGAGAACAATGCCGTTACTACGTACGTCCCAATTAAGGATATCGCCTTCTTGCCAACCCAACTCTTCAATTACCTCGTCAGGCAAGGTGATGTACTGATCACCGTTTTCGTCCTCCTGGACCTCGAGGATGTAGCTCATTTAGCAGAAAGCATCGTCTCGATTAGTTTATCAAGCTTATTATTAATTTCGCGAAAGTTGTCGCGCATGTCTTGAATTTCTCTTAAAAAATCAACCTTTAGTACATATTCCAGCGGAAGGCGTTTCAAGTCTTCTTCCAAAACATCAATCCTTCGCTTTTGTGATCCTATGTAACTATAGGCTTGCTGGACCTGATCGTTGTATCGACTCAAGATTTTAGATGCGGCCCAGCCACCGCCTGTAATAGCCGATATAACGGCTGTCAAGCCGATGGCTAAATATTCAGGTCCCACCGCAAACAATGCTTTTTTCTAATTCTAGAGTTTAGTAATCAAGCTGAAGCTGACCCTTGCGCATTAATCCGGTCAATAGGTAAACCAATGCGTCAACGCAATCGTCGTGACTACTAACACCAAAGTTAGTCAACTCTTCAAACATGGCTGTGAAGTTGCGGAAACGATTGAAGATAATCTTGCGATCCTCAAACATGCCCATGCAACCACGGAAACGTGCCAGCTTATCAGCACGGAATCCCTTAACGGCATGCCAATTCAAGTTGTACAAGCTCTCGTTGGTGAGACACACACGTTTAAAGTCAGCTTCCAGGGATGCCTGGTACGCAACCGCCTCACTCCAGATGTCGCACGTGGAGTATGTCGGGAAGTAATGACCGCCTTCATCCTTGCCAAGGATCGACCAATCGTTGAGCAACTCCTTGAGGGCATCTAGTTTTTCTAAGTTGCCCATGACGCGTAGACGCCTGTAATCAATGATATGGATCTGATCGCCAATGCGACCACCAAGGACCATGACGGTGTAATCATTCTTTTCTTTTGTTCCAACTGAAAGGTCAACTCCAATACCAAGCGCATCAAACTCAGTTGCAATTTCCGCCTTAACAATCAGCTCTGGCGCCAACGACAACTCGTTTTGTCTGATGACTTGATTCATGTATTGGAACGAGAAAGCAATAGGTGCTTGTCGTTTCTTTTCCTTCAAGTAATCCAACGACCACATCGATGGCCAGTACGACATTTCATCCCCTGTCTTGGGATCATTGATGATGGCGGAAAGCACAATCTGCAACCAATTGTTCTGTGGGTTGAATGTTGTGGCATGAATGTCATCATGTCTGAAGCGCGTACCAAGGCAGATCGCTCGGCCACCTTCAAACATGGTGGGTGCAATCACAGCATTCCAGTTGTCCTGCATCTGTTTCCGGATGTCAGGGTTGGAGATGTCTGCAGCAGATTTGATGGCGTCATCAATGATGACCAGATGTGAACGCTTGGAGGTCACCGAACCTTTAAGGCCTGCAGCGCAGAGTGTGAATTGTTCCTCACCAGTGGTATCAATACCTGCAAACTTGTGGTCAATGGACCAGTACTCATTACTGGTGACGTTCTTTAGAAGGCGTACGGTTGGAAAGACTTCTTGGTATCGCTTACTTTCAATGATGCGTTTGATGGTTGCTGATTTGGAACGCGCAATATCAACCGTGTACGACAGGTACAGGATCTGTAGCGGTAATTTGGCTGCTGTATGAACGCCAATAGCCCAGGCGGTAAACAGACCTAAGACTGTTGATTTGGCAGAACCACGGGGTGCCAAGAGATCAACGTTGGGTCCAGCAATCTTTCGCAGGCAGCTACTGTCTTCGTTGGTAACAAAGTGACGATGCCATTCTTTATGGTGATCAGCCGGAGGTTTATCTGCTACGTACTCACAAAAGAATCCAAAATCTTCTCTTGCTTTCTCCAGGGATTCAAGATTTCGTGGGATTCGGATTTGTTGCCTGCGAGCAGCCGCTTGTGCGTTACGGCGGTATGCAAGATGTTGGTAAGCAGGCACAATAAGTATGGTTCAGTGTATTACTGAATACTACCTCATTCTTTGTCCTTGCTGTCTTTCTTTTGTTCCTGGTACTTGCGAGCTTTGTCCAGTGCTGCTTTCCTCTTTTCTTTGTCCGACATTTCGCTGCCGTCCTCCCTCTTGGCCTCCTTCTTTTTGAAGTGCTCCAGGAGTTCTGGCGGCATCTTGTTTTTGCTCATCTTGTTTATTGGCTTGTAAAGCGGCGATGACTTTTTCCCCTTCAGCTACCTTGTCAATGACGGGGGAAGGACGACGAAAACCAGTTACACGCTCACGGTTTTTTTGAAGTTGACGGGCAACATCAAATAATCGTCCAGCGATATTTTCCCCGTATTGAGGTTTTTGTACCGGTTGGTTCATCCTTCAAGTTTACTTGATCTACTCTTCGAGTTGCATGTGAGCCCATACGCTCATTGATGCTTCTTCCAGGGGGACTTCAATTGGATCATCTTTGAAGATGGTAAGAAGTTCACGTATGGCGCGGTCCGCACCGGCCATAAGTAAACCCTTGCGATCCTTATGTGCTGTGCTCAGTTCAACTTGCGCGATGGTGCCACGCAATTCTTTTTGCATGCCAGCAATGCGTGCAACGCCGGCGTCCCGTTTAACAATGCCGTCATCAACGTCTGCACGAAGCTTGCGAATATCTTCCTGCATCTCTTCAATTTCATTCAAAAGAACTGCCCTGTGATCAGGCTTGGGATAGTTCTTTTGTACCCATAGATCACAACCTGCAATGCTTCCTGTGTATCCAAGGAATCGCGCATAGAGGTAGCACTCAATCACCGAGTAGTTTTCAGAGCAAAAACCCGTGAATGCTTCTTCGGTTGGTGCATCAAGATTATCGACCCATTGGCCGAAGATCTCAATATCGATATGCCCTTTGGGACTGATTGTAGTCTCGTGCTTCGTCTTCCTGAGCGAAGCGCTGGGCTTGAGCTGCTGTCTCACGTTGTTGTTCACCAGAGGTTCCAATGGTTGCACGTTGCTGAGCGCCTTCTTCCTTCATCTTTTCCTTGGTAGAACCAACAGAAACATCTTGGAAAATCTTAACGGCAGACGCAGCTTTGCGAGCTTTATCCTCGTCAAACAGTAGATCGTATGGATCAAGATTTTCGGGTGTCTCCCAGTCAGATGGGGTACCCGTATAGGAGGATGTCATTTTTGAACCTCTTCTTTTTCAGGGCCAAACGCTGACTCATTCAGATCTTCTTCTGATTTTGTCTTAGACTCAAGCTTGTTCTTCGCATATCGATAGGCTACATCTGCAGCCTGACGATAACGATTGAATTCAGCTTGTTCACTTGAGCCAGCGTTATCAGCCTTCATGGCATCAGAAGTTAGTCATCATGCTGGCAAGACCACCGGCCATGACGTCACGTTGGCGAGCGCGGTTTGCTTGAGAAGCTTGACGCATCTTGGAGCCTTCAAGGCGACCAATGAGGGTCTCGAAGTCCTGAAGCTCAGCACGCGACATGCCACCGCCATACTCACGCTCGCCCATCGAATCAATGAGTTGTTGAGCCTCGGTCTCAGACATGCCTTGCGCAATAAGCTGAGCTTTCGTAGGACGATTGCGATTCCCGGCGCCAGGATCTACGCTGTAAGTCATGTTTCCTTTAGGAGATATAAAGATATTTTAGTACAAACAACTTAGAAGTTGAATGCACCCATGATGCTAGAGAACATGTTTGAGCCTCGTTCAATATTGGCAATATTCTTGTATCCAGCATTCACAATGCCTTGGAGATCTAGCTTTCCTTTTACTTCCGCACCCGTGACAGCAAGATTGTTTTCATTTATAAGTTTTTGGCGTTCAGTCTGACCAGCTTGGCGGAGCTGCTCAATCTGGCGCTGCATGTCCAGATTAGCTTTATTTAATCCTGCTTCATATTCAAGGTCAGTAACATAACCTTCGGGCACTTCCGATAAAACATCATTAGTGCCGATACCTCTCTCATTTAGAATGTCTTCAAAAATTTGACGAGTGTTAGAATCCGTTTGCGCCTGGGCGGCCGCTGTTGCTGCAGCTTTGAACGCATCTTTTGCATTTGAACCTATTGCTATATCTTTTCCTTGAGCTTTTTGTTGAATTTGAGCAAGGTTAGCAGTAGGTACGGCAGCTTGAATCCTGTTGATATCAGCGGCGCCAAGTGTCTTTCCTACGTTAAAGGATTGCCCGGCAACCTTAATAGTGTTGCCGCCACCGCCACCAGAGGGAGCAGACGATCTAGCAGCTCCGCCACCACCACCACCTCCTCCTCCACCGCCGCTGAATCCTGCTGGCAGCGAAGAACCACCAGAAGGGGCCGAGGCCTTGGCGCCGCCTCCTCCACCAGAGGGAGCAGAGGCCTTGGCGCCGCCACCGCCGCCACCGCCAGAAGATTTGTTTCCACCGCCTTGATTTTTGTTAGACATTTTTGATCACCCTAACATCATTTGTGCAACAGTACTAGCCGAGCCAGGTCTAAATACTTTAAAGCCACGAATTCTTTCACCACTCTGAGCAACAGGCATAGGCCCAAATCTTTGTTCCCATTCAATGTCACCCGGTGTTTTTGCTTTACCGGATGCAATTAGGTCACTACGCACAATATCCGAGAGAGCTTCTGGACTGCGGACGCCAGTTGCTTTAGCAAGATTAATATATTTCTGAAAAGCGTCTTCAGATAAATTTAAACCTTGCTGACCGTACGCATAAGAAGCAACATCCCGATAGGGACCAGACTCAAAATCAATAGGTGTTTTGTAACTTTTTGCTAATCGTTTTTCAATAAAAGGAGAAGCAAACTTACCAACGTAGCTTTGAAGAAAAGCTTCTTTGGCACCAGGGGAGCCATAAGTTGCTGCTTCTTTTAAAATCGCTTGCTTTTGTGGTTTTGTAGGCTTTATTTGTTTTTCAGCATACCCGCCAAGTAACTTCATGAGCTCTGAAGGCTCATAGGTAGGTACGTCATTTCCTCCGAAAAGACCGCCTAATACAGAGCCACCTGCGCTAGAGGCAAGACCAGCTCCAATTGCAGCCAATGGGAAAGCCATGAATTTTATAAAACCTTACACGTTAT